CCGAGGTGGTATTGCGGGTAATGAACTCGCTGGCATTGGCCTTTTGCGAAACAAATTTGAGATGTTTCTACAGCAAAACGCACCACAAGGCGAAACACCGCAAGGTAATCTACCAGAGGCACCGGCTGCTGTACCAGAGGACGCTCCTTTGGCTGACAAAGTACAGTGATACTAAACGACGCGGGCTCTCGTTATAAACCCGCACTTTATTTTTATATTATGAAAACGGTGATTATATGTCTATTGATGCAAAAACAAACGAAGTGTTGTGGGTTGAGAAGTATCGCCCACAACGTATTAATGATACTATCCTACCTGAAAAAACCAAAGCAATGTTTAAAAAGTTTGTCGCTGATGATAGCGTACCAAACTTATTGTTGTCTGGTGGTCCAGGTGTAGGCAAGACAACTATCGCAAAAGCCATGCTTGAAGAAATGGGTTGCGACTATATTGTAAAGAATGGTTCATTGAACGTAAACATTGATACTCTTCGCTATGATATCTCAACATATGCCTCGGCTGTATCCCTTAGCGGTGGTCGCAAATATGTAATCTTTGACGAAGCAGATTATCTCAATGCTGCTAATGTTCAACCAGCTCTTCGTAACTTCATCGAAGAATATTCTTCTAATTGTGGTTTTATCTTTACCTGTAACTTTAAAAATCGTATTATTGCGCCTCTACGCTCTCGCTTGAGCGAAGTTGACTTTACCATTGAAACCAATGATCGTCCTGCAATGGCTGCACAATTCTATAAACGTGTATTATCTATTCTTGAAAATGAAGAAGTCGAGCATGATAAGAAAGTTGTTGCTAAAGTTATTGAGCGCCACTTCCCTGATTTTCGCCGTGTACTAACCGAGCTACAATCGTATGCCGCGTCTGGTAAAATTGACGAAGGTATCTTTATTAATCTAAAACAAGAGTCTATGGATGAGCTGTTTAAACTGCTCAAAGCAAAGGACTTTACTAACATGCGCAAATGGGTTGCTAAAAACTCAGATCAAGATATGAATGAAATGTTCCGTCGTATCTATGACATGGCGTCAGATAAAGTTGAGATGCGTTCATTGCCAGGCTTTGTAGTTACACTGGCGGATTATATGTACAAGGCTAACTTTGTAGCAGACCTTGAAGTTAACATGGTGGCGTTTCTTACTGAAGTCATGATTGAGGCAGAGTACAAATGAATGAGTGGATTAAAAAAATAGTTAGTGTACACACTTGCTTTAATTGTGAGAAACACATTACTAAAAAAGAAATTTATAGTGTAGATATCGACACTGTAGATGGACCACTAAATCTTAAACTTTGCCCAGACTGTTCAGGTGATTTTGATGATATGCTTAAAGAATTGGAAACGAATTTAGAACTTCAGAAAGGCACGTTAGGAGACTCTGATTATGAGTAAAGATTATAGTCCGTTTGACTTTATGAACGCAGTTTCGTTTACTAAAGAAGATTTAATTTCCAACTCAGAAAATCCAGAAATGACCGAAAAGGAATATGTTCCTTATATGGTTAACCGCGGATTTGCCAACTTTGAGGATACTATTCTTCACGCAAACGAATTAAATATGCGAGCTAACCTTCCACACAAAGCTCAGTTTGATTATTACAGAACAGCATTGCGTAAACGTAAACGTTTCTCTAAATGGCCAAAAGCCGATAAGAGTAAAGACCTTGATGCAATCCAGGAAGTATACCAATGCAATAGAACCATTGCTAAGCTTTATCTTAAAGCATTGAGTAAAGAAGATATGAAAGTAGTTCATGACAAGCTGTCTACAGGCGGCGCATCTAAGTAAATATTATAATCTAATAAATAACCTTAACGACCATTAGTGGGGTTGTACAGTAGATAATAATAATAAAAAAGAAGGTGCTGTGGTTATGAACTCAGAAGATATTTTTAAAGGCGTAGGAATAGAAATTAATCTTCCTACTCCGGATAGTTTCTTAAAGGTAAAAGAAACTCTTACTCGCATTGGTATCTCTTCTCGTAAAGAAAAGAAACTATATCAAACTTGCCACATTTTACATAAACAAGGCAAATACTCTATTCTTCATTTTAAAGAATTGTTTATCCTTGATGGCAAAAACGATACATTTGTAGAAGAAGATGAAGCTAGAAGAAACACCATTGTTAACTTGCTAGAAGAATGGGATTTGGTTTCTATTGTAAACCCTGAAAAAGCACAAGAACCTATTGCTCAATTAAACCAAATTAAAATCATCTCTCACAAAGAAAAATCTAATTGGACACTAGAAGCAAAATATAATATTGGAAAGAAGTGAAATGAAAATTTATAGAATGAATGAAAACGCCGAATTGCCTACGTATGCTACTGATGGCTCAGCTTGTTTTGATATTAAAGCTTGCTTTAAACATGGTGATAGATTAAAATCTTTTAATAATTGGAATAAAGAACAAGCTATTGCCGTTAAAGGTGTTGGCACGGTAAGGGACGCGTTTCAATTGCCACCAGGTATGAGAGTGCTAATTCCTACAGGACTGATTTTTGATATTCCTGAAAAACATGTATTAAAAACATTTGTTAGATCTAGTGTTGCTTTAAAAAAAGGATGCGTATTAGCAAATGGTACAGGAATTATTGACTCAGATTATGTAGAAGAAACATTCATCATTTTAATTAATCAAACAGACTCTTTGGTTACAATTACTAACGGTGAACGTCTTGCTCAAGGTGTAATTGAAAAAACACTACATACTAAAATTAGTGAAACCAAAACAAAACCAGAATCTACTACACGCGATGGAGGCCTTGGTAGTACTGGAGAATAGGAAATTGTAATGAAATACCTAATACCACTTTTACTACTAACGGCTACGCCACTCGCTGCCCAAGACGAACAAGTTGCTACCTACGTTTCTTCGCAGCATTGTACTTCGTACGATAGTATTGTTGAAGAAGCCGCTGGCGCGTTTGGTGAAAAAATTCTATTTCACGGAAACGTAATCCAACAACATATAAGCGGCCAATACACTACTTCACCTATGATCTTTTCCGTTAATCAAGAATCAGGTACTTGGACACTCATTTCAGTGTTTGCCGACAACTGGGCGTGCCAAGTTGCAGGTGGTATTGAGTTTACGCCAGGAAGCAAAATAGATTAAAACTAAAAAAACTTACAATACGGTTGACATTTTACAAAAATGAATTATATATAGTATGTGAACGCCTCATAGGGTTCATCTAACAATCTTGCTTTTAAAAGGAGATAGCAAAATGAATACACGTAGAATTAACACATCAATGTTAAATGATCCATTTTTTATTGGATTCGACAATATGGCTAATAAACTGTCTTCGGCAGTTCAAAACCAAACAAACTACCCACCTTATAACATTATTAAAACCGACGAAAATAGCTATACGCTAGAATTGGCTGTAGCTGGTTTTAAAAGAGAAGATCTAGAAATTACTCTAGAAGATGGTAGTCTTAAAATTACCGGCAATCAAACCCAAGATGAAGATTCAACATATATTCATAAAGGAATTTCGACAAGAAATTTTGTCAGAACTTTCACTCTAATGGATACTATTGTAGTAAACGGAGCTGATCTAAACGACGGCATCCTAAATATTAATCTAGAAAATGTAATTCCAGAAGAAAAGAAACCACGTACGATTGAAATTAATCGCACCGAGCCTGAACTTCTGAACGGTTAACCTCGTAATAGGTTCGCGCGGGGCCACGGTTAGCCCCGCTTTTTTGGTTGACATTGCGCATAAACTATGTTATATTGAACTATAATAACACACACAGGAAAAATATTATGAATACTACACCAAATCCCATCGGTTGGGTAACAACTGTTAAAACAATTACTAATATTCCACGCGAAATGTGGGACACTGTAATGACAATTGAAAAATCACCATTACGCAATTTAGATCCAATGGTAGCACATATGGTGTTTCAATGCTTGTTCTTTATCTGGAGTGGCTTATTTGCAGTAATGGTAGGCAGTTATGTAGTTTTTGGAATTAGTGCTATTTCGCACATGGCGCTTATCACTGGCATTACACTTACCGCAGTAACATTCCGCCAAGCAGAAAATAATCCAGAGTCTATTAACAAACTTGTTAAATCTGGTAAAAAATATAATGGACGAGCAGCAGATGGAGAACACGTATAATGGGTAAGCATATTAAAACTCAATTGGACTATGATATGATTGAAAAACTCGCGCAAGAAGTATTCCGTCTGGATCCAACTAACGTTGTACTACAGAAATTTGCAAATATGGATAACTTTGAAGGTAAGGAGCTACGCAAATGTTTAAAGGATTAACACTATCGTTTTTTATCATACTATTGTCGCTTACAGTAGTACCACTAGGTATTACCTTTGCGATGCTAGGACCTGACGATTATGCACGACAGTGCAAAATGACACCTATAATGCCTTGCTTTGGATTGGAAGAATAAAGTGAGAAAACTAGAAGGTGTTAGTGACAGAGTTGCCTATTTTTTAACTATGACATTTAGATGGTTTGCAGATACTTTTTTTGCAAAGCGATATGGACATAGAGCAGTAGTACTTGAAACTGTTGCAGGCGTTCCAGGAATGGTAGCCGGTATGTGGAACCATTTAAGATCTTTACGTAAAATGCAACCTGATGATAGAGGTTGGATTAAAACATTGTTAGATGAAGCTGAAAATGAACGCATGCATCTAATGATTTTTATTGAAATTGCTAAACCAAATTGGTTTGAAAGAGCAATTATTCTATTAGCTCAATTTGTATTTTGGCACTTTTATTTTATTCTTTATGTATTTTTTCCAAAGATTGCACACCGTATGGTTGGTTACTTTGAAGATCAAGCTGTAATTAGTTATACGCAATACTTAGAAGAAATTGATGCGGGCAGAATTGAGAATATTCCTGCACCACAAATTGCAATTGATTATTATGATTTAAAATCAAATGCAAAACTGAGAGACGTTGTTATTGCGGTTCGTGAAGACGAGCAAGGTCACGCAGACGTTAATCATAACATGGCCGACGCACTATGAAACCTAATACAACTTTTAACTTAGATGTACAAGATATTAACATAATCGATGAAGCATTAGATGTTCTTTTGCATGAACGTATGGGTGCTGTAGGATTCGAAATACAGTCAATTATAGATGTAAAAGCAAAAATATTTCATCAAAAGAATTGGTACGTAGCTAAAGATCGTTTTCAAGGAGGCGGTTGACAAGCTCACTATATTATGTTATAACTAAACACACACAGGAGAACTAAAATGAATAACGATTATATGACAAACATGTTTATCGACACAATCCAAAACGCAAAGAAAACCTTTGTAGATACTTGGATTAAAGACGAGGCGATGAGCAAGCCTCTCAACGATTTTATTAAATCTCAAACTGAATTCACAAAACTCGCTGCGAAATCAACTACAGATTTTGCTAATGCAGTAGGTGAAGCTATGGCAAAGGTGACAAAATGAGTAAGAACCCTTTTGAAATCCGTTCTGAAATGCTACAACTAGCAAAAGAATATTTGGATCAACAACAATCTTTGAACATGACATTTGCTGAAAACATGTTTGAGGCTGGTAAGAAAACGGCCGAAGAAATGCAAGAAGCTTATAAAATGTATTCAACAGAGGATCTAATGGAAAAGGCTAAAGAATTATATAGCTTTGTTTCTAATAAAGGAAAACCAGAATAAAGGAAAGGGAGCGAAAGCTCCCTTTTTTATTGCACGAATGGTGACAGGTTTCTTGATCCATCACTACCACCACCGCCAACATTAAGTACACTGAGATTAGATTCAGTGTTACCGCCGTG